TATACTTGGAGCTATAATATTGTGAAGTGGAATAAAATTTACACTTACCCTAAGTCTACACGTGAATTGATTAAAGGATCAAGGCACTATGATATTGATGGTAACGAAAAATTACCAAGTGTTACGACGATATTGTCTGCGACTCAACCTGCCGAGAAGCGTGAGTCATTAGCCAACTGGCGTAAAAGAGAAGGCGAGGAGCAAGCCCAAAGGATCATGGACCAAGCGGCAGCTAGAGGAACAGCTATGCACAAGATCTTAGAGGGATATGTAGAGGGCAAGAATGTTGTCGATATGACGCCCGTAGGCGAACAGGCAACGCCCATGGCTCAGAAAATCATAGAGGATGGCCTGAATAACAGACTCGAAGAAATTTGGGGCTCTGAGGTGACTGTCCATTATCCTGGATTATATGCTGGAGCTACTGACTTAGTTGGAATCTATGAAAAGAAACCAAGCATCATGGACTTCAAACAATCTAACAAGCCAAAGAGAGTAGAATGGATTAGTGATTATTTTATGCAGCTAGGAGCATATGCTATGGCCCACAACTTTGTATATGGCACAAAAATAGAACAAGGGGTCATTTTAATGTGTACTCCAGATAAGTATTTCCAGAAGTTTGTTGTAAATGGGCAACAGTTTGTTGCATTTCAGCATCAGTTTCTAGCAAGGGTTGATCAATACTATAGCCAAAACTCACCATAAGTACTTTTCACCACAAATTTTTAACTCTGAAAAATTTTTTTTGTAAATTGGTGAGTAAGTGAGACAATCGTCTAGAAGTGTTGTGAGAGTAGACGAGTAGTTGCACAGAGGGGGTGAGACACAGCTGAGACAAGTGAGACAAATTTATGTTAAATACAACTAATAGATGGTATACACCCCTCGCGAGACAATTATTTGAATGTTTTGAAAAACTAATAAATGTTATAAAAAGTACTTATGGTAAAAAGGAAGAAGAGCAAATACAAAAATGCGATTATTAATAATAAGCGTTATTATTTTTACAGTATCCGTTGGGTCGACATCACAGCTGATGGCGGACACGCCACCGAAGAAGAGTTCGAAAAAATGGAGCCTGCTATCATTGTTACCCATGCCTACGTGTTTAAAAGAACAAATAAATTGGTGTACACCTTTGCGTCTTATGATGAAAAGGAAGCCGTCTTCTCAGACAGAAACGTCATCCCACCCGGTTGCATACTAAAAATGGAAAAGATTTTGTTATGAATCTTTTTGAACTTTTGGTTTTGATAGCACTCGTTCTTTTAGTTCTTTTTCATCAACACCCTCAAGAATCGGAGAGTAATCATCTATTATTTTCTTCATACGACTCTCAAGTTCTTCAGTCGTTAAATCCTCGAGTTTACCAGTTCTAATTATCTTCTGTTCAATATATAATCCTGCTGCTTTCCCACGTGCAACTTCTGCATTTACAGCTGCAGACCAGGCACCTTTCTTAAGAGCTTCAGTCCTAATTTGGCCTAATTCTGCTATATGTTTTTCATAATTAACTTCATATTTCTTTTGCCATTCTTCTCTTAACTCACCAATATATTTAACAACCAGTGGATATAACTTTGGATTCTGTAACTGAGATGCGTATTGTCTTGCTGATTCTTTGGCAAAGCCAGCATCAATAGCACATTGTGTTGCTGTTTTTCTGCCTTCATTCGTCACTAATTCGTAAGCGAATTTAATTTGCATCTCTGTAAGTTTCTTTGGTAGTCCCATAATTTTATGGGGACAGAGCAAGGCTACTTTGTGATTTCTCTTGATGTCCCATTGACAAATACATATACATTGTTTATAAGAATGTCAATGTTAAGCGGAAAGGTATTAAGGCAAGTATTAGAAAAAATGTTGAAGTCCCCTGCAGCTCAAGAGGCCAGGGTTCAAGTTGTGTTACCTGATGGTAAATATTATGACATTACTGGTGTACAACTAATGGAAAATAAACTATTAGGTGTGAGAGAAACACATCGAATAGCACTTACAATCAAGCCAGAGACGTGGAATATGGGGAAGGTTATTAAGAAGCTGTAAAGGTGAAACCCGAGCAAAAACTTTGGCATGAAATTAAGTTATACAACAAGAAAAATAATTGTAATTTGTCGTTCACAAGGCTGGAAAACCTTGCTAATTTTGGTACTCCTGACTTGTTGGTCTACAGTCCTAGCGGCAACTTTAAAACACTTGAATTAAAATATACAAAGCATAACAAAGTACGCTTCTCTCCACATCAAATATCATTTCATATTAAACATCCGAAGAACTCTTTTATCTTGGTTAAAGGGGGTAATCCTTTAACCTATAAACTTTATGAGGGAAGGTTTATAAGGGAGCTTGTGACTTATGGCTTGAGCCTTGATGCTTGTGCCTCTGACCTTGGAGCTTGTTGCTTGCGCCTCCAAGCTTGAGGCCGGCCTCTTGTCAGACAGGGTCTGACTGGATAACCGTTCTCACGGCACCAGTCATTGTGTAATCTGTTTATGATTGGATATTCTTTTCTATGAGCAGGCATACATCTCTTCGAGGTAATCATCCAGACCTAGGTTGTCGATGAATGGTTCATTCACACGGTCGGATCCCCAATAGCCTTCAACTTCTTTCGTGTTCAGGTTAACCCATATAGTTGGTCCACCGCCTGCTACCATCAGCTCAGCGCTGTAGTAACGCTTCTCACGGTCCACGATGTAACGTATGTCGTATACGCCTTCCATCCAGTCGCTGGCTGTCTCCTCTCTGGGCTTTCCTGTTTCTTCATCTCTTCGCATTCTCGGGTTACTGATGTCGTCCGCAATGCTCCTGCACATCCTGCGAAGCTGTTCTCCGCAGGTCTCGCTTTTCTTTTTTACTGCACTCATTTGATTCCTTTCTGTTTACTCCCATCTTATCCTATAGCTTGAGCCTTGTCAAGCTTGTTGCTTGTGGCTTCGGTCAAGCCAGCCTCCCTATTATTGGGTTGGTCTACCTTACTGAAAAATAAGGCTACTCACCAGCTACTAGCTTAACCTGGTCAAGTGGTAGAACACCGCGGAGTATGTCTACTTTCGACGCCTCGGTAAACACTTGACCCCAGGTCCTACTACCAGTTTGCAAACTGTATCGTCCACAAATAATAGGACCAGGGCTCAAGTTTGGTCAAGCCTTGAGGGC